ATACAGAACCTGCTGGAGGATCGAATACAATTCTCACAGAGATATAGATAAATTGTTTAACCAATCTCAATAAATGTTTATCAGACGAATGCAACAATTCCTCCCATTGGGTTTCTTTTGTCACTTCGACTTCTGGATGGACATTTGTAAGTTGTGATAATGTACCCAATGCTCCATCGATCTCTAAAAGTAATCTAGAGTCGAATCCTGTATCTTCTTCGGAGGCAAAATCCAATGTTGTTTTAACATCGTCTAAGATTTTAGACATATACTTACCTCACCATAATTTTGTATCTCCTGGTTGGCGTTCGACAAGTATAGATTGAGATCTATCGCCGTAGTGGATTATGTTGTGAGTGTTTCTAGAAGTTGTTATTAGAAGATCGGGGTTAAGTAAGATATCTTCTCGCCATTCCAATATGTCGTCCTCTTCAAGAGGAATCATATGGTGAACGATGATGTCTTGCTTATTCGGTATTTGAATACCGGGTACTCCAAGATCGTATCCTAGATCTCTCGCTATGATTTCTTCTCGTAGATCACGCCAAATCCGAGACTTGTAGAATGGATTTGACATGTGTCTTGGTGATCTATACCCTCGTTTGAATAACGATAAGTAATTGAGTCGATCTCCAAAGCTGTCTAAGGTTAATAGTTTCTTGTATGAAAGATCTTCAAACATACTTCTGTCACGCATCACAATTCCTCTGACGGCATATAGCCACGGATAGCATTGATTACTTCCTGACTATCACCCTTTCCTTTTACTTCACTATCGATTAATGAGACACGAGAACTATCCAATTTGTTCTTGGTTCTCATACTCTCCAACTGGAGTTCATTCTCGACGGTACCGTACTTGAGTAACGCGTTTAACGTACTTGGAGCGATAGTACCATCGTCTAATTGTCTTTCTGCCAGATCGAATGCCTTTTTTGTTAGCTTTAGCATTCTTCCTTCTGGTGTTAAAGCTTGACGGATGTCGTCCGTTTCATTTCGTCTTCGGGGCATTGTTAGACACCTCCGAATTTGGCTTCACTTCACCCTGAAGTCTACGCAAAGCTTGGACGGCGTTCTCGATATAGTCTTCTGCTTGAGATAACGATAAATTGATACCAACCTCATTAGCGAAGTTTGTTAGCTTACCGAGAGCTTCTTGTTTCTTAGCTTCATTTGCGATACCTAAGGAATCAAGCGAAGACACGATGATCATAGCACGATCCGCAAGAGTCAAAACTTTCTTATTGTTAGTCAACGTACCAATGTATTTGACCAGTTGAACAACAATTGGTAAAATTACACTGAGCGCGACTAACAAATTAATTACGTTTTCTAGCATTGCGTTTTCCTTCTTCCTTGATATTATTCTCGTCAACATAATCGTTAACTATACGACTAACATACGAATTTCCACCCTTTTTGGAGTAGGCATCGTACATGGTTAGTATTTCGTTATTGGATAATCGACCCGAATGGATCCCAGTAATTATCTGTAATCGCAAGAAATCCAGTTCCTGAGTCTTTCGCATCTCTTCAAAGCTTATGGCCAACGCTGTGATAGAATTTTTGATCGCTTCGATCTCCTCATTCTGTTTAGCTTCGAGTTTAGCCCATAATTTTTTGAACACTCTTGTTGCAAAACCGATGATAGATGCTCCAACACCGAAGTATAGTCCAATCTGAGACAGAACTTCAGGAGATAGTAGCCACTTTAGTAGACCTACGACGTGGTCATGTACTTCTGCGTGCATACTTATCTCTCTTTCCATAATAGTTACCCCATACTTCAAACCCAGTTTGAGGTTTGAAAACCACTCCGGGGAAATTTTAGGGTGGTGCGGCGATGCAGGGGGGTGGGGAGTCTTTGCGACCCCTCCCCTTAGGGGGTGTCACCTGGAATGATTTGTTTTTCTTATTCATTTCCAAATGTCACGATTCCGGACTGCGTTGTCGGAAGACGAATGGGTGTTGAAACGTTCTTCTTGATCGTTGTCCATACGCCTTCGATTGGACCTTCATCGATGATCCAGTTCATTGCCACAGCTGTTCGCTGAGCTTCTTCAACAGCATCGAGCGCGTCTGATGTATCACCAAGAACCATAGCTAACAGTTCTGGTGTGTTGTAACCATTGTCTTTGTCCCATTGCCACCAAGCATCGTAGTCATCATAAGGGTTGTAAGGGTTGTCGTATGTGGTTAGCATAGCATCAACAGTTGTCTCACGATTGTACTCAGCATCAGTGACTTGATCGTCTGTATGATCACTCATAGCATCAGGCATAGCATCGTGCATGAGCTCGTTAGAGTCTTCATGCTCTAGTGGTTGTGTAGTGTACGTCATGCATGGCCTCCTTTCTATGATAGATCCTGTACAGTAGACACACTGATACCTAAAGCATCAGCTACTTCAGCATAGGTGTGACCATTCTTAAGCATGGTCTTAGCACGGCTAGCAGTAGACAAGCTAATAGACTTCTCTGTACGTGGTGTAGCTAGCTGCTTAACACGATCACTATCAGCGAATCGTAGTACATCAGTTAGCATCTTACTAGAGACAGCCCCAGATTGAATAGCCTTCCACTCATCATCGTCAATAGAGATGCGTGTAGACTTACCATCAGCACCAGTCTTAACACGAGCTGCAGCAATAGCCTGTTGTTTAAGCTTCTTAAGCTGGTCTTTACTCATGTCAGGAGTACGTTTCTCAGCAATAGTCTTGTTTGCCATTAGCTGAGCTTGACGTTCTCTAGGTGAGTTGTACAAAGCGTCATTAAGCTTCTTCTGTAGTGACTCAACTTGTGTCTTGTACTTGACTTTAGCTTCCTTAGACATGGTCATGTTAGGGGTCTTGCTAATGATAGACTCACCTTTTGTACGCATCTTACCAAGAGCATTGATATAATTACCATACATGTTTTCAATAGCTGTACCAGATCCTAGTTTCTTAGCATCATCTACCATATCAACATTAGGTGTAAATGAAATGGTTTTTGTTTTCTTAATCTTAGGTGCCAATCTAGGATTAGCAGCTAGTTCTTCAGCAGTTCTTTCTTTATACCAGTGCTCGGTCTCACGATAGTCGGTCTTCGATCTAGAAATAAGAGTTGATGCACCACTAGATATCTTTCCAGTGACCACATCAAAATGCTCTTGATATTTCTTTTTAAGTTGATCAATATTATTTTCTCGTTCAGATCGTTTATAATCTAGACTATGTTTTTCTGCATCAATAACAACCATTGAATGTTTAACCGCTCTAGCGATTTCTGATTGCGATGCGCCTTTAAGAGTCATGTCGGTAATAAGATTTGATACGACACCCATTTGTTTTTGGGTATCAATCTTTGGTGGATTAGGAGTATAATAACTTTTGGAATCGAAGTTCTTTAATTCTTTTAAAGATCGACTTGTTTTAATTCCGTTGTTATTATTAGGAATAACCATAACAGAGTCACCATCGAAATCGGCACCAGATAATT